CTGTCATAGGCTTCATCGAAGAATCTAAACTGAACATCAGTTGGGAATTGAATGGCAAAAGTTCCTTCATCTTCACTTCCAGAAATAGGAACAGAGATCATTCCTCCAGAACCAGCATCAATCTCACCTTTTGTTTGGAATCTATAATCTAAGGATTGTGATAATGGATGAGTTCCAGTTCTAACTATTGGATTTTTTTCTGTAAATAATCTTTCTTCAATAAGTTTAGAGTCGAAAGCAATTTGGCTTGATGTTAGGCTGTTAAGGAGAATAAACGATGTTCCAACTTTAAATCCGTGTGGAGATACTGTAGAAACAGTAATTGTACTTGTTGGCTCTCCATCTGTAGTAATGGCGCCAAGATTTTCTAATTTAAATTCTGTTCCTTGGTATAAGTTCCCTTGGAGAATTTCTGTTGATGCATCTTTAATGTCGCCCGTAACTGGAGACTGTCTTTTCGCTTGATATGTAAACGTGGTTGAAGAAGGAACTGTTAATACAGCATAGGTTCCATCCGCAAACGCAAGAGTTGCTCCTTTAACAATAATTACGTTACCAACAACCAATCCATGTTCAATATTTGTTGTAACTGTAACTACATTATTACCTGTAGTCGCTGACATACTAGCGATACTTAAAGAAGCAACGCCTTCTCTGGCGAAAAATGTTGGAATGTTATTAATTAGTTCAAGAGTTTCCCACTTGGTACTTTGAAGACCGTATTCAAAGTCGGTATCAATTAAGTTAGAAGGTGTAGAAACACGAAACTTCGACACTGGGTCAAAGAGTGTTTCTGATGGTTCAATTGTTACCTGACCTGTAATTCTATTTGCTTGGATAATATCAAGAGACATTCATCTTCTCCGTTAAGTGGTTCTTACTCTATAAATTTGGTATCTTACAACAATTCTATCATTGGCATTTGGCGCTTCATTAAATGTTAGCGTCGTTCCCGAAGCTGTATATGAATAAATCGCTCCTGGTGTTTGAGGAACACCACCAACTGTAACAAATAACTGATGTTCATTATCAACGCTATTTGCCAATGTATAAATCTCTTGAGTTCCGTTACCTGTAAACACCTGCGCATTATATTTAGGGATAAAGACTGATTCAGTTGTAAATAAAGACTCTTGCTCATCAGCCCACTGAACACCAGTTCCTGTAGACTTTAAAACTTTACCTGTGGTTCCTACTGATCCACCAGCAGTTAAAGTTCCTGTTATTGTTAAGTTATCTATTGTTTTACCAGAAAGGCTTTGTGTGCTATCGGTATCAACAATAGTCTTTCTACCAGAAGCAGTTCCAATAGTTAGGATGTTATCATCAGTATCCCAAAAAATTGAACCTTCTGCAGTTTGAGATGCTGTTGCGCCTTGTGGTAAAACTAATGTTCCACCTGCTGCATTAATTGTTGGGTCTGTTAGAGTTTTATTTGTAAGAGTTTGTGTATGATCTTTAAATACAAACTCGTCATTACCTGTGAGTAGAGGTAATGATAATGTTCTAGTTCCATCTAACTCATTAACAGCGATTTGATAGTAGTGATCGCCTGTCGTATCTGCAAACTTTGGAGCTACTAGAACTTTATTTGACAGCGAATCTGAAGTGTTTCTACCAACAAGAGTGGTAGTTATTTGTGGTAATGTTAATACCTTATCAGTGTCAACTACAATGTTACTGGCTGTTAAATCTAAATTATCGCCAGATACTAATTCGCCAATTGTGTTTACTTGACCTGGTACTGCTACTAAGGGGAAACGATTTGCCATTATACTGCCACTCCTATAACACCCAATGGGTCTGTTGATGTTCTAACAGATACTGATAGAACACCTGATGTAATTGTAATGTTTAGAGTGTCTGCCTCAGTCAAATCGCCACGTTGATAAATTCTTAAAAACCCACCACCGCCTCCGCCAGCGCCACCAATTAGACCTACGGCACCACTTGTATTTTTATAATACAGTTTGCCATCGGCATAATTAATTGCGACTTCGCCGAAGTCTAAGTCTGTGCCAAGCGGAATTTTTCCAGCTTGATTGGACTTTTTGAGTATAATCTTATTTGCCATTATAATCCTTAAAGAAGGTATTCACTGAAGTAGAGTAAAGACTCTATAATACTTTTATTTAGTAAGTTCCACCTTCGATGTTAAATCCATCGATATCAGAAGTTGCTGCACCAGCACCGATAATATCTGCTGCAGTTCTAATATTCTTTAGAATTCCAAGACCGCCAGCAATAACTACAGAAGCTGATGTTGTTGAATTTGCTTCTGTCGCATCAGCAATTGCTAGTTTACCAAATCTTGCATTACCAAAGACTCCAGCATCAGCTGGAGCAAACACAGAGTTAGTATCAGTAGAATTTGCGATAAAGACAAACTCTGAAGCTGAGTCATCATAGCCGAAGAAACCGATCTTAGCAGCACCAGCACCAGCACCATCGTACCAGTTAAACTTAATACCACGATCTAAGTTATCATCTTCAGTTGGAGTAGTAGAACCACCCAATGTAAACACTGGGTCATTAATAGTAATTTGTGTAGAACTAATTGTAGTAGTTGTACCATCAACCTGTAAGTTACCTTTGATGATCAAAGTACCAGCATTGTCATCAACAGGGGCTGGGTCAATGTAGATAATATTGCTATTGTCTGTGCTCGAAATCGTATTACCATTAATACGAAGATTATCAACATTTAATTCGCCAGTAATAGTAACATTAGAATTATTACCAGCGCCAGCAGTTCCTCTGATTGTAACAGTATCTGAATTTAATATTGTTTCTGCTGTCGTAGCAATAATGCTATTACCAGAACCAGTAGCATCGATAGTTACATTAGTTGCATTAACATCTAGAGTTGTTACATTTAGTTCAACTTCACTAGAAGTGACTGTTGCTTTCGTGCTAGATGTTATTGTTAGATTATCGGTATTTGCAGAACCGATATCAATCTGAGCAGTTCCTGCGCCAGAATTGATCGCATCGATTGTTAAATATTTTGTAGCAGCGCTATTTGCTGTTACGGTAAAGTTGGAATCATCAGTAGCATCTACAGAAACTGTAGTAGCATCAAGAGTAAATGCATTCTTAACATTTACATCTAGATTAGCATCGCCTACTGAGTTTGCCGCTTTAAGTTCAAAAGTAATTGCAGTTCCAGTAGCAGCATCAACACCCATAGTTGTTGTATTGCTACCAGTAATAGAAACTGTAGAACCCCAAACAGTAGTCGCAACTCTTGTTCCTGATGCACCGATAGTTGTTGCGCCATCAATTTGCGCAGTTCCATCTACTTCAAAATTTCCTAGAACATGACCATTATGGTTAATTGTTGTTGTACCAGTGCCAGCACCAATGTTAACAGCAGATGCGCCAAGGAAAGCATTAACAGTGGCTGGACCATCGTTAGTTAACGATGCTTCTGTATCTTTATTTAATAGGTTAAATGTAGATACGTTAGAATATAAGTCACCACCATTAATAGCAAAGTCGCCAGAAATCGCTTGCCCACCAGTAACACTTAATGCTCCCTGAACATTTAGATCACCGCCAATACCAACACCACCATCAACAACCAAAGCTCCACTTGTGTAAGAAGAAGATACAGTTGTCGCATTGATGTTGACAGTTGCAATTTTGCTTTCGATATCCAAAGAATTGGTATCGATAGACATCGCTAAACTGCCATTAGTAAAGAAACTTAATGTGTCGTCTGATAGAGCAGGTGTAGTTTCTGCAGTAATATACGTCAGACCATCAACTGAGCGAACACCACCTAGTGATGACCAGTTTGCCCCTGAATAACCTTCGAACTGAGAAATGTCAGAGTTGTAACGAATAGCACCTTGTACTAATGGACCTTGTTGTGCTGTAGTTCCAACTGGAATTACTAATCCATTTGTTCCGATAACATGAACGTAACCAGTACCTGCTGGATCTAATTCAATATTGCCATTAGTGTTAGTGGAAGATATTTTGTTAGCATCAATAGTTATGTTATCGATGTTTAACTCATCAATTTTCTTATTGCTATCAACAATAATTGCAGAATTAGCTGTTAGTGTTCCGTGAACATGATCTAGCAAATCGGTAAAGTATTTACCGCCAATAACATAAGTATTAGCAGCGTTACCTGCGGTTTCTGCACCGAAACCTATGTATAATCTATCACCACCATTTGCTTGCGTGCCGTTAGCAGCAGAGTATGCCAACTCACCATTGGCTAATGGGGTTGGCGCTGACGCTGCAGTACCAGAACGCTTGATTCGAATAATTGATGCCATCTACTTATCTCCGATTAAAAATTTCCGCCATCCATATCTTGAGCCACAAGATTTCTAGAAGCAATCCATTTTGTAGCTGGGACATTATATATTAACAGAGAGCCAGTCTCTAAGTTACTCGCATCAACATTTGATGCGCTTTGTAATGTAAAATCCGAAGAATTTCCAGCTGGACCTTGAATTCCAACAGCAGGAACTTGAAGCTGTGCTCCGATAGTGCTTACTGTTGCTGGTATATTTTGTTGCTGAGAAACTTTGGCTTTTATGCTGCTCATCTTGTTATCTCTGGTGTTATTACTACTATACCTTCTAGCACTCTAAACTTTTCCTGAGTGTTAGTGTTTGTTATTTCTATATCATATAGGTATCTACCAGCTTGCATATTTGAAGTTGCGCTAGGAGTCAACTGAAGTCTAATTTGCCCTTTAACAGAATCATAGACTGACGCAGTAAAACTGGTAGAAGCTGAAGATTGATACGACTTCCTCATCTGCGACTGGACAGTGTATCCGCTTAGATTTAATGGCGACCCATCTTGATTGGTAAGGTCGATAATAGTGCTAAACGTAGTTCCTTGGTCGATGTATAAATTAGAAATCGTAGCCAAAATTGTTCTCCATCATCTTATTTATTATTATGCAAAGTTGTGGTTTTCAGCGTATACCCAACCTCTTGTTTCATTATAAAAGACGAAAGTTCTAGCTGCTCTGTTTTCGTTAAGAATCACATTGGCTGTAGATCCAGCTAGTTTCTTACCATTTAGATTTATTGTGCAATTGTTAGTTTCAAATGTTCCAGCGCCATCTACTATCTTGATTGTGTCGCCCATAGATGCTGTGGCTGGAAATGTTACTGTAACTGGATCGCTGGTAGTGTTTACAAAATAGTGACCACCTGCGACTGCAGTGAAGTTTGAAGTTTCTTCTGACCAAATACCAACAAAAGATCTTGCTACAGATTGAGACAGTTTATCTCTTGTTAGAGATCCATCAGATACAGTTGAAACTAAAAACTGTTTTCCTAAGAATAATATAAAAATATTACCACCAGATACTGGTGGTGTTGTAAAAACTATTTGGCTTCCGCCAGAAGTTATATTATAATCTCTAACAGCCTTTTGAACCAGCCCATTTCTTACAACGAGTAAAGAAGCTGGACTGGAAACTTTATAGTCTAAATCAAAAGTTGTCGTTGAACCATCAACAGGAGGGGTTTGAACCTCAAAGATTCCATAAGTTGGTTCTCTTCCAAGATATGCCATTTTATCCCCTTACGCTTGTGATTCAGACCAAGTAATACGAGCAGAAGCCTGGAACGGAGCAGATCCGTTGATGGTTGACGTATCGATTGGTGTTGCAGTAATTGTTAAAATATCTGGACCATTAGGGAATGTTTCATCACCACCTAAGATCGAATTACCAAGTTGAGCAACTTCACCAAGTTCTGCTGTTGTCTGAATTAAACTACGCTGTTGTGTAGTTGTATTGATAATACTACCACCAGAAGCACGGAATGAGAACAACTGAATTCCGTTCTTGATTGTTTCTCCAGGAGCATGTCTATAAATCTGAGACAGCGATGGAGCTGTGTTATTAACAAAATTACTATCAGATAGATCTGAGTTCAAGAACAACTTAATTTCTGATTCGTGCGTTAACAAAACACCACAAGAGTTTAGAGTCAATTGCATTCTGTTAATAATATCGCGGAATCCTAATCCACCAGTCAATCCGTTATCAACAGAAGGAGCAAGACGAATAGAAACTAAAGGAATTGGAATCAATGACGCGAT